CTATTACAGATGGCTATAAGGTGTGGGTTTTAGGTAGAGACAGCCGGTTCCACTACATTAATTCAAGCAGACGCGCTACGCACCATGTTACAACACAAAAGTTAAAAGATATTTTGGAGGGACATTTTGACACCAACTCATAAAATCACTTTTACCATTCCGGGCGACCCAATCGGCAAAGAACGCCCGAGATTTACACGCGGTAGCAAAGTTATGACTTATACACCGCGCAAAACTCACGCGTATGAAGACAGCGTGAGATATTTGGGAGTAATGACCCGAAAAAAAGAGGGAATTTCTAACCCGATTGATAAATTTTGCGGTGTATCGATTAAAGCCTATTACAAGGTACCTAAGAGCTTTTCTAAGAAACGAAGACAATTATGCCTAGATGGGCTAGAACGACCCACTAAGAAGCCAGATGGGGATAATATCGCGAAGATAATCCTTGACGGCATGAACCCAAAGCAAAAATTGAACCGTAGACTACATAAGTATGTAACCCTTCATGAAGGGATGTACTTAGATGACTCGCAAGTAGTTGACCATCGCGTTCAGAAATTTTATTCTAAAAATCCACGCGTTGAAGTAACTGTATTCTGGTAGGCAAATAAAAAAACTTAAAAGAAGTCTTTGAATTGAAATTGATAGTTAATGTTAGGAGTTGTAGCATTGGATTTTATCAATTTTGATTTAGACGAAGCCAAAACATTTGAAGCAGTTAAAGATTTTTTTAAAGAAGATTTTCAAAAGTATCTAAATTATTCGGGCAAGCACAGAACTGATTTATCTAGCCCTATCTTAGATCCGACAGGGGTAACAGCTCATGGCGTTAACCATCAAGAAGATAGAATGGTTATCAACGCGGACGCTGCTAGATGTGTGGAAGCAGTCAATGATACCATCATCGACTGCACTAATACCCCCGAGCATCCCTATGCCACGATTCTGTTTTTGAGTTTTATCAGACACTTCACGGACGAAAAAGCCAGCATTCGCGTAAGTTTAAGCTCAACAACGTACGGGCGCTTTAAAAAGTCAGCTTGTATCGAGTTTGCCCAAAGAATTGACTACTGGAAACAAGTACACGGTGCAGATATTAGAGAGCTAACCGTTTTTGTGAAGAAAGAAGACGCTTAAAAGGCGTCTTTTTTTATTTTGGGGGCTTTTTGGGGTAAGCGTAAGAGATACAGGCGTTTAAGCTACACACTTTTAGCAAAAAGTTGGGGCGCACTTGGGCTGAAAACTGCGGTATATTAGTACTGTCGAAAATTTAGGAACACGGATTTTCGACATGGTATTAACAGCTGAAGCGAACAAAAGTGCAATGATTTTTGGTTTTTCAGAGTACAATTTTATTTAACCTCTAAAAAAGGTAAAAAGTAGCAACATCTGGCGACTCTTACGGCGGTTCGATTCCGACGGTTGCTATAGTTTGCGATGATCCATCGAGTTAGAGAGTTACGAGAACGACTTTCAAACATTGTCTCAGGGGAGCGAACGCGAGTGCCTAGTAACAAAAATTGATTTTGATTTTTTAAAAAAGGAGGAAAACTTCTCCTTAAGCTTATGATTAGTGTGCGGTGCGAATCCGCGGGCACTCATAGAGGATTATTCCTCCAAAATTCTTATTTTTTCTTTAAAATTAAATTTTTTCATTTCAAAGACTGGGGATTTATCCCCGTTCATGGGAATTTGGTCTAAAGAGTAAAGATGCCGACTCAGCTAAACGGCGATACAGGTGCAACTCCTGTAATTCCCTTTGTCCTTTAAGGACATAAACAACACCTGTTAAGTGATATTGCGGGCTATGATAATTATTTGCTAATGGACTGTTGTTTTTCTTATTCTTGTAGGAAACTCCTTTCTAGCTTATTAGTTTTTTTGAATGTAGCGCGTGAAGCAATTAAGGGCTACACAAATGGTTCGAGTCCAACACGCGCTGTTGCTACGCTTGTAGCAAATGAATTCTTTTAAGTTTTTAAGTCATTTGATTAATGTCATGCGGGTAGAAGGTTTTCTTTCTATATATTTTGCTGATGACCATGTAAGGTTCGATTCCTTATATGGTTTTAGCTAGTTGCCACGACGTTGGAAAACCGAGCGACTAAGCTAGTTCTTTTAACAACGCGATAAGAACGCACGGAAAAAAATCCATTTAAGAGTCAGTAATTTAGTTACTGGCTCTTTTTGTTTGCCATCAGAAAGGATATGAAATTTGTCTGAAACATTGATACATGGGGATTGTTTAGAACTCCTCGGGGGGGTAAAAGACCGCTCTATCGACCTTATTTTAACGGATTTACCTTATGGAATAACTGCCAATAAATGGGATTCAGTAATTCCATACGAGCCACTTTTTAAACATTATGAACGAATATTAAAAGAGAATGGTGCGCTCTTGCTATTTGGAATGGGTAAATTTGGCGCTAAATTAATAATGGAAGCCCCGAAAAAACTTCCCTATCGATATGAATGGGTATGGGAAAAAACACTGCCTGTCGGCTTTTTAAATTCACATTACATGCCGATGAAAAGCCATGAAAATATTTATGTCTTTTATAAACATTTACCAGTTTATAATCCTCAAATGCGACAAGGGTTTAAACCCTACAAAGGTCATAAAAATACAGAATGGAAAAATTATCATTCTGCGAGTGGTGACTATACCCCACATGTCTCAAAAGGTGAACGTTTTCCAATTGATGTCATTAAATTCAGCAATGCAAATAATAACGAGAAAGTTCATCCCACACAAAAACCAGTAGATTTATTAGAGTACTTGATTAAAACTTACACTAATGAAGGAATGACCGTTCTTGATAACTGTATGGGTAGCGGATCGACCGGAGTCGCAGCCAAAAGGCTAAACCGTGATTTTATTGGTATGGAACTAGATCAGAATTATTTTGAAATTGCTAAACGACGGATACAAAATACTGAATGCATCAGAAAAAACAAATTTTTAAATCATTTATGTTAAAAAATAAGAAAAAAGACTGTTCTTCTTAGTAAAGACAGTCTTTTTATCTAAGTATTATTCAATTTGTAACTTCTTTTTTATTGCTTCTGATAAAAGAGCGGAGAAGTTAAGACCCGCTTCTTGACCACGAATATTTAAAAATGCGGGAATAGTTAAAGTCTTTTTAACTAATTTGTTTTCTTCTTTTTCTCGTTCAAGCTTCAAATCAATTTTAACAGGAACAAGAAAATCAGGCTTATTTATATCAAACTTTTCTGGATTGGTGGTAGGTTTAGGAACCGTTTCGTTTGCGTCTTCTTCTGTTAATAAGTACCCAGTTAGTGAATCGTGCGCACTTTGAAGAGCTTCCTCTAAGTTATCCCCAAAAGTAGCAGCGTACGGATTAAGATCAGGGAAGGTTACTTCGTATTGATTATTTTCATTTTTGTGAAATTTTGCAAAATATAAAACCATAGCATTTTTCTCCTTTTTGTGAGTACAAAACAAACGGGTTACTTCCAACCCGCTTGCTTAAAGATGCTGTTTAACGTCCCCTTGGGTATATCCTTTCTAGGATGAGGAACCGTAACGGTCCCTTTTTTGTGGGGATGCTTGAAATGATGGTGGTCGCCTGTGACACGTACCAAGTACCACCCGTCTTTTTTTAGCATCTTGATTAATTCACGTGAATTCATAATCAGGTTCCTTTCTTCTTGGTACATCATTATAATAGCACGTATAATAGCACGTGTCAATATAAATATGAAAACAAATTAAATATTGTTTATAAATGGAGGTATAAACATGGGATTATTAGCAATTTTAACAATCATTTTTGTAGTAGCTAAGATTTTAGGAATTATTGCATGGTCTTGGTGGCTTGTGTTTACCCCGCTGTTTATTGACGCAGGTATAGTGTTGATCTTTATTGCGGTTTGGGCATGGATACAGTTTAAAACTTGGAAAGAATTGAAAGATTAGGGCATATCAACTATGGAAAATACGGAAGAAATTAAATCATTATTGACTTCTGGGAGCGAAGTTACTTTCTATTCTTTGAAGTATCCTGATGATTCCACTAAGAGATATGCTTCAAAAGACTTAGGTTTATTGGACTTTACTGACAGCCAGTGGGATTATTTCGCTGAATTTCAGGAAGCTATTAACAAATTGGAAAGCAAAAGATAAATGAGGAGGTGTGAACAGTCTTGAATAAGCCAAAACTAACCGTCAAACAGAAGAAGTTTGCCGACGAGTATATCAAGACTGGTAGCGCCACAGAAGCGTATAAGAGCGCGTATGCTGTTAAAAGTATGTCTAAGGCATCAATTAATACAGAAGCAGTTCGCACCCTTAGAAAACCCCCAGTGAAGTCTTACGTTGAAAGCAAGATGAAACAGCTTGAAGATAAGAAGATCATGGGCGCTAAGGAAGCGCTAGAAGGTTTAGCGTCAATTGCCCGCGGTGAGATGACAGCAAAGGCATTTGACCAAGACGGTGCAGAGATTGAGGTTTATCCAACTATCTCGGAACGACAGCGCGCTTATGACTCAATCTTAAAACGATTTCCGCTTTCGGAGCTTGACAAGGCACAGATTAAGAAAGCTACTGCTGACGCTATCAAGTCGGAAGCAGAAGCCGAAGTCGCACAGGCACAGGTACAGCAATTACATGCCGTGTCTGATAATACGGCAAAGAAGATGAGTAAGCTAAGTGTTGATGATTTACGCAAGCTAGCAAGCCTTTATGGAGGTGGCGACGACGATTAAGCTAAGCGATGATGAAAAGATAGGGTTAGGACTCGCAGCACGTGAAGAGCTAGCACGTAGAAGCTATGCGGATTACTTTTTATTAGCTAATCCACAAATGAAGCTTTATCCACACATTAAGTATATAACGGACAAGCTTCAAAAGATCATAGACGGTGAACAACATTTTTATATCGTTGAAATGCCACCCCAGCACGGGAAAAGCCTTACTATTACTAAAAACTTCCCCGCTTACTTTTTGATGAACAACCCAGATAAGCACGCCATGGTTACCGCATACTCACAAGACTTGCAAAGTGAGTTCTCGGAATCTATCAGACGTGCTTTTAATATGCTTTCAGGTCCCTTGTACGGACTTGAAACAGGGAAAAACACTGCGCGTACTTTTAGCATTGCTGACCATCGTGGCGGTTTTTATGCTACCTCTATGCTTGGTGGTGCTACTGGTATGAGTGCTGATCTATTGATTATTGACGACCCTATCAAAAACGCTGAGGAAGCGATGTCTAAGACCATCAAGGATAAGATTTGGAATGAGTGGCTTATGACATTTAAACCTAGACTGCAAAAGGGTGGCTCGGTAATCGTAATCATGACTCGTTGGCAATCCGATGATTTAGCAGGGCGATTGCTTAAAAAGAGCAGTTTCCCATGGGAAGAAATCAAATTACCCGCTATTGCAGATTTACCACTCGGCAAGACCGACCCAATTGGTCGCCATGATGGGGATGCACTGTGCCCAGAACTGCACTCAAAAGAAGAGTTGCTAGACAATAAGCACGACATGGGTACTAACAAATTTACAGCCCTTTACCAGCAAAGCCCAACTATTGAGGGCGGTAACATCTTTAAACGCGAATGGGTACGCTATTACGTCCCAGACCGCGCAACTATGGTAAGGCTCGGACTGAATGAAAAAGAAGTCAACATTTTACCTCGCCACCTTGATGAAAGAGTTCAAGCGTGGGATGCGACTTTCAAGAGCAAAGAAAATGATGACTTCGTAGCAGGTCAAACGTGGGCTAGAAGAGACGCTAACCTTTACTTGTTACCAAGATGGTGCCATAAGCGTCTTAGCTTTACACAAACACTAGACGCCATTAGAGAGATGTCAAGACTTTATCCAAACTGTAATGCAAAGCTAGTAGAAGACAAGGCAAACGGTCCAGCAATCATAGATACGCTTAGACGTGAGATTCCTGGCATTGTTCCAGTTAGTCCGGGTGCTGACAGTAAAGAAGCCCGTGCAAGTTCTGTATCTCCACGTTGGGAAGCTGGTCAAGTTTATGTACCGCATCCCTTGTGGCTACCAGAGATTGAGGACTGGCTTGAAGAAATATTCGGTTTTCCAAACATGGCACATGATGACAATGTTGATTCAATGGTTTACGCAATCCGTAGACTTGACCACCACCACGGTAGAATTAACCGCTTCGGTGGAATGTAGGAAGGAGGCTATATATGGGATTTGTAAGCAAAGCTAGACGTTTTGTAACTGACTGGTTTGACTATGAAAGCAAAGGCAAGACTCCACAAAGATTCGGGGACACTAAACCTCAATTAACCCCGGACGATCAAAACTATGAGTTACTAGGCGATCTTTATCGTAAAAACGGCTTAGTACATAAGGTTGTAGCAAAACCCGCACAGGACGCCACTCGTAATGGCTGGCGTTTAGTCATCAAGGGCGACCCTGAAAAGCAAGCCAAGTATCAAAAAGCTATGGATAAGCTTGGTCTTAAAAAGGCATGTGCCCAAGAGCTGATTTATCAACGCTTAGATGGCGATGGCTACTTAAATGTTGGAGTTAATGAGATTAATCAAACGGACCTAACAAAGCCACTTGATACTGCCAACATTAAAAGTATTGCGTGGGTGCATCCCTTTGGGCAAAAGCATGTTAAAGCGTATTACACCAACAATGACCCTTCAAGCGATGACTACGGTAAAGAAAGTGCTGTCGTTATCAATCAAACACAGCCCACTTCTAACGTAGATAAGCAAGGTAACATTTTGCCCGAACCGCAAAAATTAGAGCCTATCGTTATCGATAAGAGTCGCTATTTTCACATCTCATTAGACAAGATGGAGGACAACTTAACAGGAACGTCCATTATTACTCGTTGCTATGACAGCATTAAGGTTTTAGATTCTGCCAGTTATAGTACAGGTAAAATCTTTTACGAGTATGTCCTGAAAGTCCTTAATTCAAGCCACTTAGCCAACGAGAGCCAGCAAGACTTTAACAAGGATTACTTTATGTTAAGTCAAGGCATGGACGCTGAAAGCCTTGTCGTGCTTGATACTGATGAAAAGCTTCAAAAGATTTCTACCAACACAAGCGGTATCAATTCCTTGTACGACTTTGCTTGGCAGTCTCTTAGTGCTACTAGTGAGATCCCTAAATCAATTTTGACGGGAGAACAAGCCGGGACATTAGCTGGGGCAAGTCAAGACGTAATTAACTACTACGATAACGTTAAGGCGATTCAAGAAGACATTTTACGTCCGCAACTAGAACAGATTGTAAGACTCCTTATGTGGGCTACCGACGTAGCTGACGGCTCGGAAGACCCTGATACTATTGACTGGCACATCGAGTTTAAGCCTTTATGGTCTGATGATGATAGCACACAATCAAAAACGTTTGCTACTTATACTGGGGCTATTTGTCAACTTGTTACAGCGGGCATTTATGACATGGATGAAGCTAAGCAACTCTTAGCTAGTTTAAGTAATAACAATGTTTCAGGGATGCAGGATTCATACACCGCAGATAGTGCCGATGATACTGACTTGACCCCCGAACAGTTAGAACAGTACAAAAAAGAACTTGAAAAGGCGAAAGAAAATGCCAAAACGTAGAATACCGCCTACCAGATATCCTTACAATCTTGAAAGATCTTATCAACGCGAGCTTATAAGGCTAGTAAGAGCATGGCGCAAAGCTGTCATGAATTATTTTAGTAAGTATCTTGCTAAGTACTTGCGGGGCGGTACTATAATCCTTGACGCAGACGACAACCCTTTTTGGGTGGAGCAATTTAGTCAACAACTTGATTTAATGGGGTTTAGTTTAGAGCAATCGTTGTCAAACACCAAAATTACCAGCATTGCAACTAAGTTTGTCCGATCAATTGACACTTTTTCTTATAGCAACGTAAAGTTACAAGCTGGAATTGTTGGTGTTGACCCGATTAGTCAAAATGATGCCCTTAGAGCTTACACAAAAGCCAAAATTTCGGAAAATGTATCACTTATCCAGTCAATGCATACAAATTATTTAGATGCTCTTAAAAACGATATTTATCGAAGCATTACCAAAGGTAGCAGCATTACTGATATAACTGATGCAATTGTTAAGCGGACTCACATGGCGGAAAACCATGCTAAGCTTATCGCTAACGATCAAACGGGAACAATCATATCCCAAGTTGATGCATACCGCACTCAAAGTGCAGGAGCAACTAAATATATATGGCGATCAATGGAAGATCAGCGCGTAAGACCCAAACACCGACAGCTTGACGGCAAAATTTTTAGGTATAATGACCCGAATGGCGGAGATGACGGGCAAAAACCCGGAGAACCTATCCGTTGTCGATGTGTTGCAGACCCAATATTTGAATAGCACCCGAAAGGGTGCTTTTTTTTATGCCCAAAAAAGGAGGCAAGACCATGGATTTAAATTTTGAAACTGCGGATTTACTAAAAGAAGACGCTAAAAAGTCTGATGTAGTTGCTGATGAATCAAAGCCACAAGAAAAGACCGACAGCGTGGAAAATAAGCCCGCAGAAAGCAAAAAAGATGAATCTAGAATTGTGCCTGACTCTCAAAAAACGAACGAGACAGCACAAAAAGACACCGTGGTAGAACCACCAGCTAAACCCATTGAAGGAGGTGCAAAAGTTATGACTCAATCAGTAGACCCACAAGGTATGTTTGACTACGCCAACAGGGAACAACACGTAGTACAAGAAGGCGAAAACTTGTTTGATGTGGCTCAAAAGTACAACGTTGCCTTAGAACAGCTTAGATACTTTAACCACATTAGCAAGAAGAATACTCGTATCAGAGTTGGACGTACTCTATTTATCCCACGCGAATCAATTGATGTCCCAGTAGGCGAATAGATATGCAAACGCGATACGACACTGCACCGATTAAAACACTCACAACAGACGCCCAAACAGGCTTTTTATACGTCAAAGATGTACCAATTGCCCGTGCGGGCGTTTTTCCATATCGAAGAGCTGACGGTTCTACGACTATGGAGGCTAAGCTTCCGCAGGAAATTTTAACGGTAGATACCGTTGACTCAGCTAACGGCAAGCCTGTGACTAACGACCACCCACGAGAATTAGTTACTAAATCCAATGTAAGTGAGTATATGAAGGGCTTTACAGCTTCTAATGCTCATGTAGATGGCGATTACTTACGCGTTGATATGGCAATTACCGATCCTGACTTAATTAAAGCAATTAACGGCGGTAAAAGAGAGCTTTCAATTGGCTTCCAGACTGATGTTGACCCATCTAAGGGAACATACAAGGGTGTTGCATACGACTCGGTGCAAAGGAACATACAAATCAATCATGTGGCAGTAGTCCAACGTGGGCGCGCTGGCCACACCGTGAGAATTATGGGTGACAGTGCAGAGATGATTGAGGACGACAGCCACTTTGAACCAGAGAAAGGTAAATCAATGAAATTTAAAAAGGTAATGCTCGATGGTCGAGAAATCACAGTAGCCGAAGACGATGCTGACGCAGTTACTAACGCTAACTCAAACAGCAACGACAAAGATAAAAAGATTGCTCAACTAGAAGCAACTATCAAAGACTTGCAAGCCCAACTTGAAAAGAAAAAGGGCGACGACAAAGACAATGCTGACAAGTCACAAGCCAAGGCCGACGCTCTTGACAAAGAACTCCAAGAAACCAAGGCAGAACTTGAAGCTACTAAGAAGAAGTACGAAGGGGATGCACTTGACAAGCTTGTAGACGAACGTTTAGCAGTGGTCAACGCAGTTAAGCCTTACTTGGCAGATGACTATGACTTTGCAGGCAAGCCAGTTCGCAAGCTTAAAGAGGACGCTCTTTTAGCTGTTGATAAGTCATTTGACCCAACTGGTAAGAGTGATACCTACGTAGACACTTACTTTGACTTTTATCGTAATAACCACAAGTCGGGCGTAGTCGGCTACAACGGCGCACCACAACAAAAGACCGAAGTTGATGGCGTTGATGAAACTTTGCAACTTCGCGACTCAGCTTACAACTTATACAACCAAGGAGGTAACAAGTAATGGGTTTTTGGACTGGAATCCCAGACGGGAAGCTTTACATGGACGGCGAACTTGGTGCGGGTACTGTGGCGACTATTGAAGACGCTAAGGTTAACACCGAAATGGCGAGCGCTGACGTTGGTTTTGGTCAAGGAGTTGTCATCAAAGACGGCAAAGTAGAACCAGCAACCAAGGGACCAATTTACGGAGTTGCTCTTAAACGCAACTACGTAAATGGCGACCACTTCCTTGATGAAACAATTCAAGGAGACAAGTGGAAAGCAGGAGAAGTGCTAGGCGTCTTACGAGAAGGTACAATCGCTGTACCGCTTAGCGCAGACGTCAATAAAGGAGAAAATGCAACCGTTGACAGCAACGGCAACTTTAAGCCAGCAGGGGCAAGTGATCCCGTTGTTGGCTTTTTTGTTTCCGCTGGTAATCAAGGTGGAACAGCTAACATGCAAACCACTATCCAACTTGCTAACGGCAATGTAACTGGTAATGGCTTGGAAACTGTACCAGCTACCCCAGCAACTTCAAACAGTGGTGCTTCTACTGCTCCATCAACTAACACACCAAATTCATCTACTAAGCAAGACGGAGGTAAGTAATGGCTTTAACAGGTATCGTAACAAAAGAACAATTAACCTTTATTGATAACACAGTTTATAGCCCAAAGAGTGCCCCATTAATTGCGCGTAATCTTTTTCCACGCATTCAAGTTGGCTCACAAGATGTAGCATATCGCTACAAGGTTAAAACTGGTCAAGGCATGGCACAAGCATGGACAAACCGTGCAACTGACATCCCTACCGTTGACGAAACCATCACAGAACATCAAGTTCCAATCACTGAATATTCCCTTGCAGCCGAATACTCATGGCAAGAACTTGAAAGAGCAAGAGAAGCTGGGGTAAATCTTTTAGCAGATCAAGCTCAATTAGTGGCTCGTGGCATGGCCGAATACGAAGACCGTATCATTTTCAACGGTTTGCATAATTCTGATTCAAGCATGAATATTCCCGGTCTTACTGATAAGGCTAAGGACTTAGGTATTCAAGAAATGACGCCAACTGGTAGCAAGACCTTTGACAACATGACTGGTATGGAACTTCGCAAGTTCTTCAAGGACGCAGTTGGTAAAATTACTCACTTGCCAGGTTATGCAGGTGTTAAGCCAGCATTGCTCTTGCCACAAGATCAAATTGACATCTTAGACCAACCATTCAATGAATATAATCCTCAAATGACTGTTTTATCCATGATTCAACCTTGGTTCAGCCAAATCACTGCTGTTCCAGAGCTTGAAGGACAATACTGGCACGCAAAGAACGCAAGTGCAGCGGATAAAAAGAAGAACATGGGCATTATTTGCGTTAACACGCCAGACGTATGTAAGGTACCTGACGCCATGCGTATTACTCAATTACAACCAGAAACCCGCAATCTTGTTACTAAGGTACCATTCTTAGCAAGACATGGTGGTTTAGCAATCCTTTACCCATCTGCATTTGTACAACTTAACAACATTAATTAGGAGTGATTGTTGTGGATAACTTAGAAAGCGAATCTAAGCCCGTAACTACGACAATTGCAGTTGTTAAGGCAATTGACCCCGACTTAACAGAAGACGTCCCAGACGACACGATACAAGCTCTCATTGACAATGCGGGGCTAATTGCGTTAGGCGACCGTTTTCCAAAAGTTGTGACCGTGCACGATGAAACCATTCCTGTGAGGGATATGGCGACGCGATACATGGCACTGCATTTGCTTGCTACTAGTGGTAGCACGGGTAAAGGGGTCACAGTTGAAAAGGTGGCGGTGCTGGAAAAGCACTATGCTGACACTACTAATCTAGACTGGCTTAACCGTTCTGCGTGGGGTCAAGCCTATTTGCGTTTATACCGCTTATATGGTGGGGGTATGACTCCTCATTATGCGGTTATTCAGCATTAATGGACGCAGTTTATCCACCGTTTGACCGAGCTATCAGAGAGCTTGAAAAGCTTAATCGCTATCAAGTGCTAATAGGCTATTTTGGCGAAAGAAATGGCACATTGCTAACGATCGTAAGGGCTAACGAGTATGGTGCGCATATTGTCCCTAAGAAAGGAGATTACTTATACGTTCCGTCTGTTGACTCTAACGGTAAAAAGATAGTGTACAAGCTTAAACAAGTTGATATTCCCGCACGTGCTTTTATGCGCAATGCACTCCAAAACAACAAAGCTAAATATGCCAAAATTTTGGACCAAGGCGTAAAAGACATTGTTGAGGCCAATACCACGGCTATGAAGCTACTTAACCACTTAGGGAGCGTAGCAACCGCAGACATAGTTAAAAGCTCCATTAACTTGAAAAAGCCAGCAAATGCACCGCTAACAATTGCGAACAAGAAATCTGATAACCCGCTTGTAGATACAGGCGAGTTGCAACGTAAAGCTACATGGAAGGTCGTGCCTTTATGAGTAAATTCTTTATCTCATTTAAAAAAATGCTTAAAGACTATGCCGTTAAAATCACGGTTTATCCCTACAAAAAGCCTAGTCAAGGCAAATTAGTAGGTGGCATTTACATAGATGATGGCGAAGAGGACCAACCAGCACCAGAGGAACGCTTAGAACCCGTTGTACCAGTTAATTCAACTATGGCACAACTAGGAACAATTCTAAGTGGCGGCACGCTGGTACAGTGTGACTTTTTATGGGTATCAACTGGCGAATATCCAGTTAATACCGTGGTTGACATCCCTAGTCAAGGCGGAAAGTACAAAGTTATTAGCTTGTCTAACTACCACGACTATTCGGACATAACCATTTACCAGCTTAAAGGAGATGACCTAAACCAAGATGACACAAGCAGTCAAGATGCCACCTCTTAGAGATCATTACCTTTTAACTTACATTTTAGGCAAGACAGTCGATAAGTTATTCGGCTGTCCTTTTTTATTGAGCGCACAAACGGACGCTCGTCAAAAATATCCGTTTATCACTGCCACAATCATAAGGCTCGAAGACGATGAGACATCTGACTGGCTGGGAGATGGTCGCCAATACACTACGCGTGTACAGTTTGACTGTCACTCGAACCAGCCTTTTCAAGCTATGACAATGGCACAGGAGCTATATTCGGCTCTTCACACGTCTAGTTATAGACGATTTTTCACGCAAGCCAGAATAGTACCGCAAATTATGACAAATACGAGCAATCGAACCGTTTTAGAAGGGGTCAATTTAGATCACGATTACGGTTTTGACTGCTCGTTTTTGCTTACAGGGGGTCTGACTTTTACGCCAGACGAACTCAATTTTGACTTGCAAGAAGAAATGAACATTGAGTCCGTAACTACTACGGACATAGTAACCGACAGTAGAGTTACTAACCACAAACAGGAGGAATAGTAATGGCAGATACCACAGAAACACGCGTCGCACCATATCAACGTGTAAGCGACGTTGATGTAATTATGACGATTGAAAAGCCTCGTCCAGTTATGGGGCTTGGCAATCTTTTGATTTTGACTGAAATTGATGCATCAAAAATCCCATCAACACCAGCTAGCACCACTGGGGATAACAAGGACGCTGACGCACAACCAAAGGCACAATCACAAGACTTCAATCAAGTCACTTATGACGAACATGGGGTTCCAAACGTATGTACAAAGCAGACTGGATTGTTATTGAGTAAGGCAGACCCTAAGAGCGGTGCAGTGTACAAGGAATATTCAGACCTTGACGCAGTAAGCGAAGACTACCCAGAAGGGATGCCAGTTTACTTCAAGTCAAACTTTTACTTTGCACAAAACTACCACTCTGACCGTCTTGCAGTTTTGGCTTACCCAAAGGGCAAATTAAACGATGCATTAGGCGCATTCTGGTACAACAACTGGACTTTTGCCGTATTTGCTGACAGCAAGAACTCAACTGGTGACTATATCCAAGCTTCTAACATTTTCGAAGCTAACAAGGATCATTTCTTAGTTTTGCAATTCGAAACCGGTGAAGCTATCGATAATGCAAAGCTTGGCGGTCAAGATTACACAATCGCTACTGTTCACGCTCTTAACGAAGCTATGGACTCTGCTCTCGTAGGTGCCACCGCTTCATTAACCGTTGGTTCAGTTACTTGGAAGTTTAGAAAGCTAAACGGCATTACCCCAGATGAATTAACCGTAGGCGAACGTAAGGGAATCGACTCTTCACACGGTATTGCTTACATCACAGTTATGGGCGAACCAGAAACTTCCGAAGGTTGGACTTTATCAGGCGACTACATTGACAACTTGCATGGTGATATTTGGATCAAGTCAAACATTCAAGGCAAGATTCAAACCTTATTGCAACAAAACAACAAGATTCCTTATGAAGCTTCTGGAATCAATATGTTAGTTGCTGCGGTTACCGAAGTTTTAGCCACTGGTTGGGAGCAAGGAATCATTTTGACTGACGACGCTACTAAGAAGGGTTCATACAGCGTAACTGCTAGCCCACGTAGCGCTCAATCAATTGAAGACATTTCTAAGCGTCATTATGGCGGTATTAACTTCACTTACCACCGTTCAGGCGCTATCCACACCGTAACTGTCAATGGAACTGTTCAATCAGACACTATCACACGCTAAGGAGGAAGTAGTAAATGATTAACGGAAATAGCTCAAAGACTGGCTTAATGGCGGTTTACAACGCCGCTGAAACCACACTCGTTATCGACGGTGTGGAGATGTATGGTTACCAACAAGGCGGTAACATGGTTCAAATTGCTTGGGACAACGACAAGGTAACAGTTGAAACCGACTCACAAGGTACCTCAGTTGCGTCAATCAACAATAAGGATTCCGCAACTGCAACTGTTAACTTAAACCAAGCTTCTCCATGTAACAAAAAGTTGATGGATTTAGTTAACTCAAACAAGGAATTTGCATTGGACTACCACGGTACTACCGAACACTGGTACTCACCACACTGCTTTATTTCTAAGGCTCCGGACACTTCCGAAGGAGACACCGCAAGTGGTCGAGCATGGCAAATCCACATGTTAAACGCAACACAAGAATCATTACTTAGCGAAGGCTAGATAATGGTTCTTTTTTAATTTCAAAAATAGTCAATCAAAGTTTTTTCAGAATTTAAGGAGATATAAATTATGGCAGCAACAAAAAAGAACAAGACTTTAGAAGTAGCAGAAAAAGCTCACAAGCGAGCAGTTAAGACATCTCAACAGGTCCGCACTAGTGAAGTTCCATCGAAGATGGGACGAACCAAAGAAATCGTAATCAACGAAGGTACTGACAAAGAATACACTATCGTTTTACGCTTTCCGGGCGTTGCCGCAGCTTCTCAATTAAGAGATGACTGCATGAACCCATTTGGCTTTATTAATCGTACTAGCTTTATGCAAGAAGCGATTAAACCCAACACTGGATTAATCGCACAACCACAAATTAAATCTCTATCATTCTGGGACGATCACGATGGCTATGACCAAGTTTGTGATGAAGCTATTAGTTTTCTGGCAAGCTTGCTTAACTAGTAACACAAACGAGGCAGAAATTAAAAGACAAGCTGACCTTATTGAGTTACCTGTGCGTTTAATGATGCACGGGGTACCCCCAGAACTTGTAGGACATGCCACAGCAGAACAATTACAAGTCTTGCTTGAAATCTATAAAAGAGATCAAAAAGACGGCTTAGAACTCAAAGGGACAGCAACAGCGTACGGTATAGGATTAAGTTTTGGTAGTAAAAAATAACAGATCAAAAGGTTACGGTTCGATTCCGTAGCCTTTTTTAGTAGAGAATAACAGAGGTATAGATATGGCAGACGAACACGCAGGATTTAGTTTATCCGCACGGGTTAACTACGCGGGACTCACTAAGGCAAATGAGCAAACACTCAAATGGTATGAGAACGCTCGTAAAGTTGAATCCCTCATGAGTGGGATGCGTGTTTCTAATGCTTTGCCTCGTGATATTCAAAAACTTGATGACGTAACTGCGTCTTATGTTCGCAGGCTCGAAAGCGAAGGTAAGGCTTATAAGGCTAACAAAGTTGTGGTTAATGCTTATCAAGCAGAAATCGACAAGCTTACTCGTAGACAAAAGGGACTTGAATCCCAATTAGAACATGTTGCTCAAAAGTTCGGTAAAAACAGTCAGCAATTTAAAGAACAGCAAATCAGAATCAACGAAAATGCAACGGCTTTAAATCGTTTGAAGTCAAATTACTCTACGGCTTCCCGTTCAGTTGGCGAATATGCTACTCAAATGAGTAAGCTTCAAAGAGAATTGCACGCTAATACCGCTGTTCAAAGTTCAGAAATAAATAAACTTTCAAGTGCTGGCAAAGCTTATGAAGCAGCGAAAGTTAAATCAGAAGCTTACAAGTCCTCAATTGACAATTTAACCAAACAGCAAGCTTTGCAGGTCAAAGAATTAGACCGAATTGCAATTGAAACGTGTAAAAGCAGTGAAGCTTATAAATCTCAAAAGATCGCGGTAAATGAAACTGCTACTCAAATTAATCGTCTAAAAACCAGTTTATCTGGCGTCAATTCAGAAATGCGCCAAATTAAGCCTACGTTTTTAGATCGTCTGCATGCTAAGTTGGTAGAAACTAACAAAGATACAGAAAAGACGCACTCACTTTTCAAGTCTATGTTTTCCGCAAACTTGCTTTCTAATGCTGTTTCTAGTGGCTTTGGCGCAATTAAAACTGGCATTGGTGGAATGATAGGTGCCGCTCATAAATACAATATTGAGCAACAAACTATGAATGCCACTTGGTTGACTTTGACCGGGAATGCCAGCAAGGGTAAAGCCATAGTTGAGCAGATCGATAGCATGGCTGCTGCTGCTCAAAATGATACCAAAATGGTTGACCAGTTGAGTCAAAAATTCTATGCAATCAACAAGAGTCCAGAACAGACGGCACAAATTACTAAATCTGTTTTAACTTTACAGGACGCTTTCGGTGCAACAGACGACGCGGTTGAGAACTTCGGTGTTCAATTTAGTCAAATGATGGCTAACCAAAAAGTTTCTGCACAAGACATGATGTCCTTCGTCAACGTCTTTCCAGAGTACCGTGAGCAATTGCTTAAAACTGTAAGTGAGCAAACGCACACTAAGCTTTCTATGAAGCAGATGAATGACCAGATGTCTAAGGGTAAGATCAGCTCTAAGATGGCCATTGATGCTCTTGAAGAAATGGCCCAACACTATAAGTCTGCTACTAACAACTTCACCAAGACCATTCCCGGTATGATTCGTACCGTTAAGTCTCAAATGCCACGACTTATGTCTGCGTTTGATAAACCATTTACTCAAATGGAAAACCCAATTATTAAACAAGTTAGTGATTGGGCTACTTCTGGTAAAACACAGGCTGCATTTGAAAGACTTGGAAAAACTGTTTCTGCTGGCATGAATAAAGTGTTTAGCTCGACTTTGGGTACCGGTAAAAAAACACATAGCAGTCATGTAATGACCAAAGCACAACATGCCAAAATGGATAGGTTTTTGGCGGAAAATGCGTATTCAGGTGTTTTACCTAAAAATGAGCTAAAAGAAACCATGAGTTCACTGTCCAAGAGTGAACAAAAGAGAATTTCTAAATTAAGCAAGAAATTACCACAAAATTCAATTTCTAAAATGACAGCTGGCGGTAAGTCTGGCACCTTACCATGGACTAATCCATTAGCCAAAGGTTCAAAAACTAACACAGGCGGTTCAAAAGCTTATTCTACTAATTTAAAAAAGCAATTATCTTACTGGAATGGATTAACAAAAGCTGAAAAGGGAAATTCAAAACAACAAAAAGAGAACATAACTGTTGGCACCTTATTAAATAATCTTATTGATAAGAAGATTAACCCTGCCCTAGATAGAACTTTTAACTATGTAGCTAAGCATGGTAAAGATTTCAAAGATATTGGAAAAGATATTTTTACAATTGCTACAACAATCGGCAAAAGCGTATGGAATACTTTTTCAGATGTTCTTATAACAATTGGCAAAGCTACGGGCTTAATTGGCAAAAACGCAGAGAAAAATGGCGGTTCTATTCATGCCATTGCTGAAATGCTTAATAATCTAGCATCTAAAAAGGGCTTGCTAGATGCGGTCGGCAAAACAATTGCCGGCTTATTTGTTTTTAAAGGTCTCAAAACCGCGGTCGGAGGGGTCAAAGCATTAAGCCGTCCACTTGTCGATACTGCTACTGGCGTTCGGGGAGTTGTAAGAGGTCTTAAAGGCTTTGATGATGCGAAAACCATTGCCAACATGGGGAGCGTTGAAAAGAAACTTTTCGGCATTGGTAAAGGTACACGCACAGTAGCAGGCAAAATTAAAGATGGAGCTGGCGCCGTCAAGAAAGCTTTTGGAAAAATTCCAACTGCTTTCGGCAAAATCAAGAACAGCAAATTCGTTGGAAGCGTTGTTGAGACTGCAGGTAAGTTTAAAGATAAAACTAAACTTTTTGCTAAATACGCAAAAGATGGCGCCGTTGATGCAGGTAAAGCCTTCGCAAGTAAGTTTAAGCAACAAGCAAGTTTAGTGGGCAAAGGCTTCAAAAGCATAGGTTCTGCACTGGTTAAAGGTGCTAAGGGCATTGCGAGCGAAGCTAAATCCGCTGGACGCTTTTTAGCTCAACAGGTTTCAGCAGGCTTTAAGAAGTCTGTCGATTTTGGTAAAGGTTTATACGGTAAAGGCTCTGGTGCTGGTAAGTTAACTGGTGCATTGCAGTCCATGAGATCCGTTAATAAAGCTGGTGGCACTAAAGGGCTTGTAAGTGGCTTTAAGGGCCTTTCTACTGCGGGCAAGGTTGCTACTGGTTTAGCTGGCGCTGGGGTCGCTGTTGATGCAGGAGCCGAATTTGTTAATGCGTTTAAAGATCGCCATAATGCTTCTAAACGATCAACTGACATTGGTAAAGGTATTGGTGCTGGAATCGGTGGCGGAATCGGTATGTGGTTCGGTGGTCCCGCAGGTGCTGCTATTGGTGCAACAATTGGTAAAAAGGTTGGTGCATGGGGTGGCCAAGCAGTAAACAAGTTCACGAAAGGCTGGCAAAGCAAAAAACCTCCGAAGAATTTCTGGTCCTTGGAGAATTTGGGTTGGTCTGCTCATTCGATGTGGAAGGGATTCACTGGTAGTGTTGGCAAAACCATCAAGTGGTTTAAGAAAAACTGGAAAGAGATTGGCCTTTACTTTGTAAATCCTATCGCTGGTGCTATCAATTCGCTTTATAAGCATAATAAAGGCTTCCATAAATGGGTTGATGGTTTAGCTAGAGGGTTCAAGCGCGCTTGGAACGGCATAGGTCGCTGGTTCGGTAATCTCGGCAAAGGAATCCAAAAATCATGGCACGGCATGACTAGCTGGTTTGGAAAAATTGGTCATGGCATGGCTTCTGGTGTAAAAGACGCATGGCATGGCATAACTGGCTGGTTCGGTGGCATTATCGGTGGCATTAAAAAAATCTGGAATGGTACTACATCTTGGTTCGGTAACCTTGGTAAGGGTATGGTCAAAGGTATTAAAAATGCTTGGAATGGTGTGACCGGATTCTTTGGCGATATTTGGGACAAGATTAAAGGTATTGTTGAGCCTATTGTCAAAGCTGCTGGATTTGCTGGCAAGTTAGTAACTGGTCAAGTTAAAGTCGGTAAATTACACTTGGCTACTGGTACCGGGCGATTAGAGGAAGACACTCATGCTATTGTAAACGATGGCAACGATAGCCCCGCTACTGGTAACCGTGAAAGTATCTTCTACCCTAATGGCAAAATTGAAATTCCAAAAGGTAGAAACGTTGAAAAGATTTTACCTAAGCATACTAAGGTATTAAACGCTAAGGATACCGCCAGAGTCTTTGGTAAGAGCCACTTAATAGGTAAAACGGTTAAACACTTAGCCCAAGGAACTACTAAGTTGGTAAGTACTAAGGGTAAGAATGTCACAGCTACACATTCCCTTAATGTTAAATCTAGCGTGATCGATAACCGTGAACTTTTAAATGTGAGAAACTCTACTCGCAAAGTTACTGAAAACTATCAACAGTTAACTAGCAAGTCTGAGAAGTCATTAACTAAGTTTGCTCGCAGTAGTAGCACAACGTGGCGTAAAGTAACTGCTCAAACAAATAAGCAAACAAACAAACTCCATAGAAATACGGTTTCTGAGTTTACTAGCCTTACTCGCAAGACTAATAAACAAACTGACAAGACCCGTGAAAACACCATTTCTGACTTTACTCATATGCGCAAGGGCGTTGACAAACAAATGGACGTCATGCATGACGCGGTAGTAGACACAGCTCGTGCAACTGCCCGCGGTTTCGGCAAAGCTCTTGATAAAATGCAAGATTACGCTAGGGATGCGATGAAAGGCACTATTAACCAACTTAATAGCGGTATTCGTGGCATTGATAAAGTGTTAAATCAGTTTGGTGGAAATCCGAGCGTTATCAAGCCAATTAGATTTGCTAAGGGTACTGACTCTAATGGACGCTTAACGCAAAATACCTTGGCTATGGTCAATGATGCAAAATCTGGTCCACGTCAAGAAGCGTTAGTAAGTGATACAAACGAAATTTATTATCCTCGTGGTAATGATGTCACGATGATGATTCCAAAGGGCTGGGGCGTTCTCAATGGTACTCAAACCCAACAAATTTCAAAATCAGCGGGTATAAGACACTTTGCAAAAGGTTCAGGTGTTAGTGACAGTCAACTTCAAAAGATTGCGGAGAATGGACTAAAATCACCAGAAGCAAGCTTTAAGAATATGTTTACTAACAATGTTAAGGTTGAATCTCCTGACATTCAAAAAGGTATGACGACGCTAGGAAAAGTGTCATCTACCAAGTTGGGTAATCCTTGGATGTTAGCAATGTGGCAAGTTATTAGCGATGCAATTGGAGCTGGTGGTGGATCAAGAAAGAAATTCCTTGAATATGCTGAAAAAACTTTTAGCGGTGTACGTTATGTAATGGGTGCGGCTTCTAAGACCGCCAGTGATTGTTCTGGTATGGTTATGCAAGCACTTGCCCATTTTGGAATTAATATTGGTCGTACTACTGTGGCAATGCAAGAATCTTCTGGTGTTCAATACTTAGGTAAAGATTTATCTAATACTAAACCCGGAGACCTTGTTATTTTTGGCCATGGTACAGGTGCGGCAGGACACGTAGGGATTATTAAAAATCCACGTACGGGAACGATGTTTAACGAAACCCCACCCGAAGCGCGTGTTACTGATATCGCCAGTGATAAGAGTATGGGCTATGGTTACTATCGTGTTAAGAGACTTCACGATCAAGACACTCAACACAAACCAGCAGATAAACGTCTTATGGCATTAGCTAAGCGTGAATTAGGTAGCAAAGCTATTAAGTGGATTGGTGACAATCTAGGAGAATCCGGAGACTTTGTAGCAGGTAAAGCCACTGGGGATCATAATCACTGGCTCAAACAAGCTAAAATCCCTGAAAAATACTGGACTGCAATGAACTACATTTTTAGTCATGAAGCTGGCTGGAATCCTAATGCCGTTAACCCTAGTTCTGGCACTTATGGGCTAGGACAAATGCAAGGCTATAATTTGCATTACTATACCAAATACGGCAGTAAGAGTAATCCATTAGCGCAAATTCGCGGTAGTTATGATTACATGAATGAACGCTATGGAAGCCCTAATGGTGCATTAAGTTTTTGGCAAAGAAATCACTGGTATGCTAAGGGTGGGGATGCACCAGCTCACACCCCATTCATTGCGGGTGAAAATGGTCCAGAGCTGATTACTGCAAATGGCCCAGTACATATTGACAGCCACGAACAAACTAAGCGTAAGCTTTCTGACATCAAAAACTTGATGAGTCCTAAGACAATCAAGGATATAACTAGCAAGTTTACGATTAATAAGCCAAGAAACACAGTTACTAACAGCAAACCTGTAATCAACATTAATATTACTGGTCCTATCAGCTCTAAGAGCGATGCAACTAAGTACGCTGACATGATTGCTGACAAGATAGCAAGTGTATTTGAGCGCATTGGTGACGACTACGGACTTGATCTATCAATTTTCTAATAAGCACTACTTTTTTAGTAGCGCTTATTTCGCTTTCTAAGGAGGTTTAGAGATGGCCAAGCGTAAACATACTAAGGCAGAAAAAAAGATTATTAGCAACTACCAGAAGTACAAAAAATTAAAGAATAAAGCCTATAAAGGGTATAAAACAAACTTTACTAAGGCTAACCAGTGGGAAGACAAGGCTAATGCCACTAAAAATAAAAAGAAAAAAGCCCACTACATCGCTATGCGTAAAAAATGCACAAGAGCGATGAACGCGGACTTAAACCGACATAAACGGTACTACAAGCTTTTTAAAAAGTGGGAAAAGAAATATAAGCCAGTCCACTTTAAAGACACGGTTTATAGCGCTACTCATCATAAATGGAACAATGAAGGTCGAGCGGCGATTTATCGCACTGACCAAAAGGACAAGCCTATTTTGATTGCTCCAACCGATGCAGAAAGCGAAGACACTACTTCAAATGTTACTAGTTGGGCAGTTGATAGAGGGGCACCTCGTTCCAATTATGCAAGAGTTTCAGACAAGCAAGTTACTGTGACGGGAATTATCACAGGTAAAACAAGGGCTAAGGCTCTACAAAAATTTTATAAACTGCGAACGTGGAACTCACGCCACTACGAACTTACTTTCAAAGGTAATGTTTACTACAAGCACTTGATTATTACTAGTCTTCACCAAGAATTTTCAACGTATAAGTATAATTTGAAGGTTTCTATAACCTTTAAATTTGTTTATGCTGCAAACGTAACAACTAGTAAAAATAAGCGTCATGGTAAGCATTCTAAGTCCTCTAAGTCCGTGGCTGGCAACCGAAACAAGAAGTATACCAAGGTAACAACAAAAAGGGGTGACACCTTATGGGGCTTCTCACAAAAATACGGTAAATCTGTTAGCTGGCTTCAAAAGGTAAATCACATCAAAAATCCTAATGTGATTCCAACGGGTAAGCCTTTAAGAGTGAGATAAGGAGTGATTTTATGCGCAACTACATCCCTGTTGATGTGGATAATTTGCCAGATAACTTTGATATTTTGCTAGCAGGCGAAAATTATACTTTTCGGATTGACTACAATGCGATAGCTGACTTTTATACAGCTACGATCATTAAAGACGGCGTAACTCTTTTATCACAAGAACCGTTGCTATTGGGGCAAATGGTAGGGATAGACATCCCTAACCCCGAATTACCTTCGGTTGACTTGATGGTTATGGACGAAACCCAGCAATCCGAAGACGCTGGAAAAGGCAACTTCGGCGATAACGTTCAAATTTATCTAGATGTTGTAGACCCGAACGGCTCGGAAACAACTAATCCAGATGTTAAGCCGTTAGGCTATGATCCAGACGAAAGTCTTGACGATATGACTGATGATGAGGTGGGTATCTAATGTCAATTATTACAAAAGACCCACATACATGGTTTACAGTCATTGACAAAGAGGGCAATAAACAAACCGTGTATAACAACGAACGTTATGAACACAATTACCCTTTTGGATTTCAGGCAAATTTTAGTGATACTCCTACCCCTCCAATTAATACGGTAACGATTTATAACATGGCTAAAAAGCATAGAGACTTTTACCATCGCAAACAAAAATGTTACTTGTACTTTAACTGGGGTACTAGTAAAAAACTTTTATCTGAGGGCTATATTAGCAAGATTGACACTAACCAGAGCGACGGAGTAACCGACACTCTGGTTATTACTTTTACAGAGGGTACAAGCTACGCTAATGTTCAAGCACGAAAGTTAAAAATTAAGAAAACTAAGGAAGCTACTAAGCATAAGACTATTAAAGTTCCTGTCAAAGGCAAGTTTATAACTAAAAGAACACCGTATAAGGTAACAGAGGTATATAAACGAGGACCCAAAAAGGGACAAACTCACATAGTTACTCATTACGATAAAAAACAAGTTTGGCAAAAAGCTCATACAAAAAACAGGCGCATTAAATATCGTGGAACTAAAACCAAGATGGTCAATTTAAGTTTTAAGGCTGGTAAAAGCTATAAAACTATTATTTCGGGGATTGCGTCACAAACTGGGATTAAACTTGAAAGTGTTGATCTACATAAAAATCCAGTGATGAAAAAAGCTTACACAGCAAAGGGCGGCAAGCCTTTGAATCTTATTAAAGACTTGGTAAAAAAGACTGGCTCCCAGCTTACTTACATTCGCGGGAAGCTTTGTATTGTTGACCCGCACAAGAATCACCGTACTTGGTATCACATTGATGATAAGGATTTAGTTCAACCGCCAACATATAACGAAAACGATGGCGGTGAAGGAACATGGGAGATTATTACTCCACTTATTCCTGAAGTCACGGTTAATGTTGGTATTGTCATGGAAAGCAGATACTTAAAAGGTAAGTACTACGTTAAGGCTGGTCAACACACGAGCGACGGCGAAAACCCGCAAACTCAATGCTCACTGGCTAAATTGTAAGGAGGATTAATATGGCAGCTTCGCAAAATCATGTTCGCACAGGCGTTAACAGGGGCGTTGAAAAATTGCTTCATCGCATCTTAGCTGAAATCAGTGCAACTTATTTAGCTACAATTGTAAATTACAATAAAAAGAAGCATGTGGCAGACATTTTACCGCTTGCTAATTCTAGCGATGGTGAAACATCGGCTCAATACTTAGATATTCCAGTAGCTAAAACAGTCTACTTAATTGATGAATGGATTGAAAAGTTTAGTCCGGAATTTACAAAAGTAGACGCTAATACCAAACATATGAATACCGAATTTATGAAAAAGCTGAAAGAAATTCGACCCAAACCATATTTACGCAAAGGAACCGTTGTGTTGGTTGCTGTTCTTGATAGAGACAGTCAAGCTTGGGACGGTTCAGGGACAACATACACCCCAACTACGGGCCGTCTACATGATCCTAATGACTCAATCATTATTGCATTAGTGTGAGGTGGTTAGATGATTGACTTACGAGTAAATGATAAAGGCGACATCATAGTAGATCCCGTTACCCATGACTTTGAAATGGTTGACGGGATTGAAGAAATTGCCCAAAGAATCAAGGCTACACTTCAAATACGATATGGCGAAATGGTTAATCTTGATCCTGAAATGGGTTCGGATTACAGCAATTTTCTGGGCAAAAATTTTGATGAAAACGGAGCTTCTGCGGATATGACGGCATCAATTACCGCCCATGTCCCAGAAGTTGAATCAGTTGATGAAATAACTTTCAAGCACGATCAAAGACGACATTTGATCGTGCATTTTGTTGCCACCGTTGATGTGGGCGACGGGAACACAGATACAGTAGAGGAGGATTATACTCTTGGCGCTTAATTTTGGATTAACAAAAACAGGGTTTATAGCCCCGACTTATGAAGAAATCTTAGATGATATTGAAGACGATTTTAGAGAAAAATTCGGCGATGATATTGCTTTAACCTCTAACTCTACATGCGGGATTATCGCCCGCATTTTTGCTTGGCGTGAAAGTCAATTAATTCAACAGCTTGAAAAAATCTACTACTCTGGATTTATTACCACTAGTCTAGAAAGTGCCTTAGACAGACATGGTAGCAACATTGGTATAGGGCGTAAAATTGATAGCGTATCTTATGCTGACATTACTATTACTACGCAAGACGAATACTTAATTCAAGCTGGCGAACAGTTTGAAACCGAAGACGGTATAGAGTTTGTGCTTATCAAAGATGTAATCACAGAACAGCAAAAAGATGGTACTTGGTCTGGTGTTGGTCGTGTGCAATCTGTTGAGACTGGAAGCATGAATAATGTAAAGGCAAATACTATTACCATCGTTTCTAACCCAGACGAAGAAATTTTAACTGTAACAAACCCAGATGAAGCCCGCGGTGGGCAAGATTACGAGGACGATGAAGCGTTTAGAAATCGTTTGAAAGAAGAAAACGCAAGTAAGCCCGGACCAACTGCCAACGGAGTACGTTCGGCTTTGATGAATCTTCCGGGCGTTCGTGAAGTTGGTATTGTAGATAATGACCAAGGAACTCCTGACGAATATGGCAACCCGCCTTATAGCGTTCACATTTATGTTCTGGGTGGGGATGACCAACAGATCGCTAACACCCTAGCGCAAACAACTGCAATTGGTATTACCTTAGCGGGTAGCAAAGTTTACAACGTAGTCGACGAAACAGGTAATCCACGTGAAATTAAATTTGATAACTCACAAGAAAAACCCGTTTATGTCAAAGTTGATTTATCTACTAATAGCAACTGGAATAATGATGATGGGGTAAATGCTATCAAGCAAGCCATTGCAGACGCCATAAATGAATTAGAGATGGGCGAGAATGTCGTTTTAACTAAGCTCTACCCAGAAGTTTATGACATCAATGGTGTGAATGAAGCTACGATAACTTTAGGGACTACGGCGAATAACTATGTTGGTGGAGATGTTAAAGTTAACAAGTTTGAAACCCCTACTGGTGATCCTGAGAATGTGGAGGTGGTTATAAATGGACGTTGAGACTACTGACGAATTGATGGCTGAAATATCAGATAACTGGTATAAGCCCAGCGACGGGAATCTTTATAAGCTTATTGATGGTTTTAACGGTCCTTTTGGTATAATTGAATCACAAAGCGAAAAAGTGACAGACTGGCAAGAAATCAATAAAGCTGAGGGGACTACGCTCGATTTAATTGGCGAAGGACGCAAAGCATACAGAGTTAACAACGAGGATAACTTGTACCGTTTCTTGATTTACATCAGAATGCTGCTATCTCGCGCACAAGGCACAATGCCTAGCTTGAATCACATTACGCAAACAGCCTTACAAACTCATGAACAAATCAAAGTTTATAAGACTGGTACAAGGCATATCGAAATTACTGTTCCGCTTTCGGTGGTTAACAATTTAACTACTGAACGGTTCATTTTAGATAATTTGCGTGAATTGGTTGCCATGGGTATCTGGCTTGACAAAATTAGATGGACGGAACAAAAAGACGTGCAAATTTATCGCGGTGTTGGGATGACTTGTAGTGAACAATACTACCTAGAAGCGATTTAAGGAGGACGTTTATGCAAAAACCTAATCAACCAGTTCTTACAAATGCTGGTCGTCAAATGCTTAACGATGTAGCTGGATCAAAAGGAAAAATTACCTACACAAAGGCTGTTATGTATGGTCAAGATTTAAGTTCTATGACTATCGATCAATTGCGAGATTTAACAACTATTAATGATTCAAAACTTGAAACTAAAATCGGGGTAAGTGACATTAAACTGGAAACAGTAACGATTATTGCTTCTTTCAGCAATGCGACTGTTATGCAAGACACTACTTATAGCTCAATTGGCTGGTATGCTTCTACTACCGTCGACAGCGCAGAAAAGTTAATCGCGGTTATTCCTTACCAACAGCCACAAACGCTTATAGCTGGTTCAAATGGTAAAGCTACTGCCTCAACAGATATTCAACTTTTAATTCATATTGGCGATGATGTAAATGTTGAACTAAGACCAATTGAAGAAGGCTTAATTAGTGAAGCGGAGCTAAAAAACGCACTAACATTACTGTCTTCAAAAGGGCTTCTTTATCTCGGGGATGAAATTACCGACGCTACTTACCAAGCAGACCCAAAGTGCTTTGATAAAATATCTAATACGTCAATTAAGCACATCAACTTAGAGAATAATTATCTCGTCAAGGGTGATAATTTGCTTATAGCGTCGGTAAGAGCTGGATGGATTCTTACAATTGCGGATGGAGATTCTAAAAGATTTCAACTTTTACTCGATACTGATGATAACTTTGAGGAAAATGCTATCAATTCGATTTTTACCAGAGTTTTGACAACCCAAGATGATGGGACTTTTAAATGCGGAAATTGGACTAAAATCCTAAATCGAGAAAATCTATTTGGAGAGTTGCCTCGATATCTCTATTTTTATTCTAGTGACAATGACAATGCAGATATCCGCTTGCCTGGAGGAATAATTAGATGGAATGTTGATGGGGACTGGGGAGAAGGAATAGCTTTAGATCTTAGTGGGTTAGTAGACTTATTTGGTTATGACAATAACAATTTTAATAAATCTAATTATGAAGAAATTAGAGCTGGCCTTTATGAAAAACTTTTCATCAACCACGCTAAACTCATGGAGATCCTTGTCCCCTATGGCAAAGTTAAGAGCGTGAATGGTACACAACCAGATGAAGATGGGAATGTAACATTAGACATTAAGGGCGATATTGATAAAGAAATCGATGATAAGCGCCCTACTAGTTTGAAGTTTGGTACTGTCGAGAATGGGCAAACATTTATAACTACTAATTATCCTGATAACGAATTTCAGTTATCTAAATATAATAAAGCCTTATATTTAGATCCAGTTAGCTTCATTGATTCGCTTACTTATAAAGATAAGATGAGTGATAGTTTACTTGTAAGCCACGCACAATTGATAAAGGCGCTTAGTGAGAAGGTAAGTAAAGAAGACTTAAATAATGCACCATTTGTTAAAACTGCCTCATCTACTCCTGTCACTTTAAATCCCGGGGTAACCCCTACTGGAAAAACGCTTATTTATAAGAGTCCTACGGGCAATCCTACCGACGATGTGTATTTAGCTACTGAAAACGACTTAAACCAAAAGGCGGATAAATCAAGCATTTATTCGAAATCTGAAACATACAGCAAAGATGAAGCTACAAAAACATTTGGAAAAACCAAAACTGTTAATCAAGTTACCCCGGATGCTAACGGTAATATACAATTAAATGCACAAAATATCCCTAACGCTGTTTTTGGAACAAGTCGATCAAGGAAACAATTGGAAATTAATCCATCTGTAACTATTGGAAGTGATCGAAAAGGCTATATGATTAGGGATGGTAGCGAAACATTTGACCTAGCAAGTAGTGATGATTTCCAGAGAATGCAATGTATTGAAACCACCCAAGATATAATGGATTATGGCTTAAATCAACTCAGTGCAGGAACTGCTCAGTCTGGAATATATTATAGTAATCTGGTAAATATACAAGACTGGATAAATATTTCAGAATTAAAGGGAAATATGTCGTGGATATTAAAAATATCTACCTCCTATAACTCTTTACAACCAACAAGAAAGAATTGCTATGGACAGCTTCAAGAGCTTTTTTGTTTTACGGCTGATGAGACGACGATGACTGTATACAGGAGATTAGTAAACGTTCTTGGGGGCAGTGCTTTAACTGCTGGCTGGTACAAATTCACTGGAACGAAGGTGGATTAATGTGAAAAGACTAGTACAAAAATTAACGCCTTCTTCTCACCCACAGCACTGCATTTTAGGCATTGTGGAGATTCTAGCGGGGTTAATTTTGATCTGTAACGATTATTACTTCTTCTATCCGCCACAGCTTGCCATGGCGCTAAATGACGACCTAATAGGGGGATGCGCAGTGTATTATGGAGTGCGTACTATTATCTGGGCGCTCCAAGATAACAACGTAATTAAAGTTAATCGCAACTTGCTGTTTTTCAGCGCCTTTTTTTGGGGCTTTGAATTAACAGCAGAGTTTGTGCAAGGTTGTAAAAGCGGAAGCCCTACACGGTTTATGATATGCGCTTTGGCGTTAGGGCTGCTCCTTATGACTTTCTCAATTATTGAGAAATCGCCAAAAAGTAAATATTCACACAAGTCTTAAAATGGAGGTGGTGCTTTATCAAAGAATTAATCAAAGCACTGCCATATTTAGGCGGTATACTGGGCGGTATAGGAACTTTTTTACTAGCTGTCTGGAAGTGGGTGTTTAGCTCCATAATCGAGGAACGCGATCATTTCTCAGAGGAAAATAGGAAGAAAGAAACAGAGATTGATACTTTGAAGACCGAAAATTTAAGACTTCAAAGGAATTTAGATGAAAAACAGATTTTAATAAACAGCTTTATAAGAGAGCATCCCGAATGGGGTGCTTTTTTTGATGGCATTGATAACAACGGAGGTACAAAAAATGGATAATTTAAACATGATTGCAGATATTTTGGTTAGTGTATCATCAATTGCATTGGTGGTTATCGTGGGCGTATACGCCAAATTTAAGGTCCAAATTGACAAGAAAGCTCAACAAGGTAATCAAATGGCAAAGGCACAAAAGATGGTTTCAGACGCTGTTATGCCACTTGTCGAAAAAGCAGAGCATGACGGGGGAGACGGTCAAACTAAGTTGATGACTGTTGTAACTGCCATTAACGATATGCTAGATCTTGCTCACTTGCCACACCCAACCGCAGACTTTACACGTGGCGAAATCGAAAAGGGCGTAAAGCTTATGAAGCAAACACAAGCATTAGTAAACACTTTAAATAATGCTGAAACCCAAGATAATGCTCAAAAGACTGATGCCATTGTTAAAAGCGAAGATACTACCACTCCTGTGCAAAAGACTGTGGATAACCCACAAGAAGCAACTAATGTAGAAGCAAACAAAGAAGGTCAAGAAAATGCTTAAAATGATTGATGTTTATTCTGACAGTCCTAGAAGCTACGCCACTGCAAGCGTATCTGATATTACTATGATTAAAGCCACGCAAGGGAACTGGTATGTAAATCATAAATGTGACGTTGACTATCAAGCAGCTAAACACGCGGGTAAACTGCTGGGGGTATATCACTACTCAGAGGGCGGAAGTCCCGAAGGAGAAGCTCAATTTTTTTACAAGAACATTAAGGGTTACATCGGCGAAGCAGTTCCAGCAATTGACTGGGAATCTGGCGAGAACAAAAGCTGGGGAAGTACTAACTGGGTACGTAGATTCGTGGACGAATTTCATCGCTTATCTGGTGTCTGGTGCTTGATCTATGTACAATCTTCTGCAACTGCCCAAGTCGCTAACTGTGCTAATAACTGTGGGCTCTGGGTAGCATGTTACCCATCGATGAATTGGAAGAGCTGGACGGTGCCAAATATGCGAGTAAATACTGCCCCTTGGCGTACCTACACAGCATGGCAATTTACAGGCGATAACATGGACCGAAGTATCGTTAATGTTGATAAAGACGGCTGGAAACGTCTTGCTAAGGGAGACGCTCACAAAGAAGCTTCATCTAGTGTAAAACCCGCTGAAAAGTCTCACAGTACATGGAAAAAACAATCAGGCACATTTATACTGGGCGAAGCTTTAAAGCTACACAAAACCCCTCACATTGATTCACCAGCTATTGCCAAGCTTCCAGCAGGTAGTGAAATCAAATTTGACGCGACTCTTCAAGGGCCTTTGCGTTTGTGGTTGAGACAACCTCGATCTAATGGTTATGGTTATATCGTTGCAAAAGACAGATATGGCAAATGGTTGGGTAAGATTAAGTAATGTGTTATACTAATTGTATCAAGTGACAAGGACTCTACGGAGCTTGTCGCGATGATTCATGTCCTTCTAAGCTTCTGACAGAATCATTAAGAATGAAGCGATTAAATACGGTATTTTTTAAGCCACCTCTGGGATTATCCTAGAGGTGGCTTTTTTGCGTAAAATTCATTATTTTTGTTGATTTTATC